GGATGTGACCGTGGTTTACGAATTGACGAGCTTGACGACGAGTAGTCGCAAGACCAAGACGGTAAACAACGTTATCCAAACGACGTTCCAAAAGAAGCATGAAGTTGAAACCTAGGATTCCGCCTTTGATTTTTGTAGCTTGTACGAACAAGTTACGGAATTGTTTTTCACCTACACCGTAAGTGAAACGAAGTTTTTGTTTTTCAGCCAATTGCAAACCGTATTCTGACAATTTAGAACGGTTGTTTGGTCCGTGTTGTCCTGGTACGTAGTTACGACGTGCCAATTCTTTACCTGTACCTGTAAGTGAAAGGCCAAGGCGACGAGCTTGTTTCCAAGATGGTCCTGTATAACGTGACATATGTATGTCCTCCTGATATAAATAATATTTGGCGGAAATAGTCACTTAGAAAGCCCTGATTCGTGCAGATGCCCTTCGCCTAAACAGCCAAGGTTACTTGTCATAAGACACCTGTTGACGAGCTTCATGCTTTCCTGCTGCTATTTCACACAAAATCCATTCTACCATGAATAGCTAGATTTGTAAAGGGATTTTACGGCTTTATTTCAAATTGGGGTCAATCTCAGACCTCTTTTACTCATTCAACTCTGCTAGCGTGTCCAAATGTTGGTTATTAATGACGGCCATGATGTAAGCATCTGCCTGCAAGAGGTCATTGGGTCCGAATTGGACATCCAGAGGAGCATTTTCGTAGGAACGAAAGCCAAGTACGTTGAGGTTGTATCGCCCACGCAAATCCAACTGACTGAGGCTTTTACCTACCCATGATTGGGGGATTTTCATCTCGACAATCGATACATTCTTGTCCAGCTGAAAGACGTCTACACTGTTATGAAAGAGGATGGTCTGTGCCAATGAGCGCCCCATTTCAAACTCTGGTGAGATGACTGCGTCTGCCCCAATTTTTTCTAGAACCTTTTTAGCTGTATGGCTTTTGACCTTGGCAATAACAGTCGGCACTCCTAGACTCTTGCAGTGCATAACCGCGAGAACACTGGACTCCAGATTTTCACCCGTTGCGACAACTACGGTATCACAGGTGTCAATCCCCGCTGATAGAAGGAGTTCTTCATCCGTGATATCTCCAACTACTCCACGCGCCAGCACAGGTTCAAATTGATTGATACGCTCCTCGTGGTCATCAATAGCAATGATATTCATGTCATGCTTGGCTAGGGCAACCAAAACACTGCTCCCAAAAATTCCCAAACCTAAAATTCCAATTGTCCGATCTGACATCGTTCTTCCTTTCTTACCCAATGGTGATATCTGCTTTCATATAGTGAATCGTATCTTTCTTGTCTGGCTGGTATTCCGCTACACTGACCAGTAGTGTCAAGGGACCAATACGGCCGATAAACATCAGCAACATAACGATGCTGAGGGCTAACTTACCTAACTCCGGCGTTAAATTTGCCGTCACCCCAACTGTCGCAAGGGCTGAAATGGTCTCAAACATGAGGTAGATAAAGCGCGGATTTCCCTCTGCTGTTATTCCTAGCAGGATCAAGCCCAGCAAGAAAGTTAGCAAGAAGATAATAAAGACACTAAAAGATTTTTGCACGGTTCGGGGTTCAATGGTCCTCCGAGCAACATTGGCATGAGGCAAGCCCAATAATTCACTGCGAGCAAAGACCAACAAGACAAAGAAGGTCGTGATCTTGAGCCCCCCTGCTGTCCCTCCAGGTGCCCCGCCCAAAAACATCTGCAAGATGTAGATCAGTAAGGT